TCTCCGACCCGGTCTCGTCGCCGGCCGAATCGGTCTTCGCCGGGTCGGCTGGCGGGTCGACCTTGGCCGCCTTCTTGGCCGGCTTGACCGGCTCGGGCTCGGGCTCGGGCTCGGGCTCGACGACGGTGTAGCCGCTGCCCCTGATCCCGAGCAGGATCGCGCCGAAGTCGTCGGGGACCTCGATCGCGTCGCCGTCGTTGACCCACGTGTAGACGGTGCCGGCGTGCTCGATCGTGCAGCCGCCCGTCTCCTTCTTCAGCAGCATCGCGGCCGCCCCTTCCTATGTCTTGGATCGTGATGGGATTGGGTGGTCGCGTGGCCCCGGCCGGCGGGACGACCGGGGCCACGCGAGCTGGTGTCAGACCGCGACGCCGACGCGGGACATCCGGCCGAGGAACCGCTGCGCGCGGACCGCCAGGCAGGTGTCGCCGATGATCGCGTACGGCAGGGTGTCCGGAGCCGCCGTGGTCGGGTACACGTCGAGAGGCGTGGCCTCGCGGATGTAGGGCCGGCACACGTTGTTGCGGTCGCGGCTGATGAGGAAGATGTTCTCGGAGCCCGCCGCGGCCGGGAACATGTTGGCGTTCTGACCGAAGTACACGGTCGGGAGGATCGCCGGGACGGTCGGCCCGATCGAGTTCTGCGGCACCAGCGCGGTCCCGGTGTCGACGATCTGGTTGGTCAAGATGGGCGTCACCCCATCCGCAGCCAGGCCGACCGTCGCGTCGACGTAGCCAAGGAACGACTCAGTGCCGGTCGCGGTGCTCCGGTAGGCCTTGTAGAGCTGCGGGGCGAGCCCGTCGAGGCCGGTGGGCGGGGTGAACGACAGGGTGACCGTGCTCGTCGACCCGGTGGTGGTCTGCGACACCTCGGTGCATGGCAGGGTCTCGCCCTGCCTGCTGATCACCGGAGCGAGCCTGTAGTAGTAGGTCGTCGCGGCGAGCGTGCCGCCGGTGGTCGCGGTTCCGGTGGTGACGGTCCCCATCGAGTAGCCGCGGCTGGACAGGAACGACGTCTTGACCAGCGGAATGTTCCGGTACGACGGAACGATGAGACCGGTGGCGACTTCGACCTGCTCGAACCGCTGCTGGCTGACCAGGATCTGCGCGATCTTCGACACGGCCGTGTTGGACATGACGAACATCCACGTGGCGTCGGCGATCGGCATGCCCGCGTTGGTCTCCACCATGTCGATCAGCTCGTCCAGCATCGCCAGGGTCAGCGTGGCGCTGGCCTTGTCGAGGCTGTTCTTGTAGCCGGTGGTGAAGTCGTTGACCAGCGAGTCCAGGCCGTCGAACTGCGGCTGCGCCTGGTTGAGTGTGGAGGCGGCGTTGCCCCAGACGCAGCCGGCCTCGACGTCCCAGTAGTAGCCCCGGATGGAGCCCTGGATTTCCGTCTGCCGCAGGTCACCGATGACCTGGCGGGTGACCTCCTGCGCGTAGCCGGTGACGGCGCCGACGGTCTGGATGTGCTTCATCGCGAACGCGAGCTGCACAAACGTCGAGTTGGACACCGGGCGTGCGCCACCGTCGGGGACGAACCCGCCGGCCGCAACACTGGTGCGCTGGTTGAAGTAGTACTGGTCCGACTTCCACGGCTGCATCGGGATGGCCCGGCACAGCGGGGCGTAGCGGCGCTGGTACTCCAGCAGCACCGGGTCGATGATCTTCGGTACGAGAGCGCTTGCGCCGGCGGCGGTCAGCGCCTCCCTCAGTTCGGACGGCATAGCCGCCCCTCCCTTCATGACGAAGGGCGCCCGCACGGTGCGGACGCCCTGACTGGGGATGGGTGACCATTGCGGCCCTGAGGGCACCAGCCGGATTAGCTGGCGGTCGGGACTTGAACGAGCGGTTGTGTCGCGAGGCGGGGGGGATCGGCCCGGCGTCGCGCCTCGCGAGAACGACGCCGGGCCGGACTGGTCAGGCGAGCTTGTCGGCCCGGTCGCCGAGGACGTGGCGGACCACTGTCGCCCCGGTGTACTGGTCGAACTCCTCCTGGCTGAACTGGTGGAGCGGCTTGTCCGGCCACGAGGACGGCAGGCCATGCGCGTTCAGCGACTCGGTCGCGCCGGTACCGGTCTCGTTGGCGCCGAGGACGACGCCCTTCCTGCTGACGGCGATCCGGCCGGACTGGACCGCCTGGGCGAGCGCGGCGTCCACGCCCTCCTGCACGAGCCGGCTGCGGCGCTGCTCGTCGGTCTCCTGCGGGCCGAGGATCTCGGCGACCTTCGCGCCGACGATGCGGGCGATCATGTCGGCCTCCGACTCGGCCACCGTGGCGGGGCCAGTCTCGGTGACGGGCGCGGCCGGGGCGGACTCGGCGGCCTTGCCAGGCGTCGCTGCCCTGGCAGCCCTCCGCGCCTTGCGGGCCTTCCGGTCGGCGGCGAGCGCCGACGCGACAGCGGCGTCCAGGTCGGCCTGGGACAGTGCGGGCGCGGCCGTGGTCTCGGCCGCCGGGGTGCTGGATGCCGTCATAGCGGTATCCGTCCTTTCTGCGGTTTCGCCGGCGGCCGGGTCCGGTGCCGGGGTTCCATCTGTCTCGGCCGCGACATCGCCGTCGGCCTCGTCCGCCGGCGCGGTCTCGCCCGCATCGCCGTCGGTGTCCCCGGCGGGGGCGCCGGGCACGTCTACATCGCCGTCCATGGCCGGATCGAGCGCAGCCAGCGCCTTGCACGCGGCGTCGGCTGCGGCCCGCAGGATCACGTCCAGTTCGGCGGGGTCCATGCAGTAGCTGGACAGGCTGAGGTTGATCGGCCCGTTGCTCGCCTGGATCGACCACGACCCGGACATCGACGGGTCACCGCCGTAGTACTCACGCAGCTCGGTTTCGGTGATCTGCCGGGGCGCGTCGATGGTCCAGCCCTCGGCCGCGGCGGTGATGCCGAACTTCTTAAGCGCGGCCTTGATCCGGCCCTTGATCCGCTTGAGCTGCGCCGCGGTGTACGCCTTGGCGTTCTTCGCCATGTTGATGTACGACCAGGCGGCCTTGGCGTGGGCCTTCGTGTCGAGCTGGTACCGCTGCTTCTTGTCCGCCTGGTAGCCGGGGTCGGCGTACGGGCCGCCGGTGCCCTGCGTGCCCGACGTCCGCTTCGACATCGGCGTCGCGGCCTCGGTCGCCTCGCAGGTCACGCAGATCCCGTCGGCGAGCTCATGCGCGGGGTCCGGGTAGACGACCGCGAGCGCCTCACGGACCGCCTCGGGGATGATGGCAGTCGACTCGGCGCAGGACTGCTCTGCCTTGGACGTTGCTTCGGTGATCGCAGTCACCAGCGCCTCCTGTACTGACTCGTAGATGAGGACCCGGTCCGTGGTCTCGGTCTTCGACCCGTCGCCGGTCCAGGCGAACGTGTCGACGGCGGCGTCGGTCACGCCGGGCTTGTGGGTGTAATCGAGGCCGAGAATGTCGAGTTCGTCACCGGTCTCGACCGGCCGGCCGCCGACCGTCTCGATCCGCGCGCCGTTGACCCACAACATCCGGCCGGACACGCCCCGGAGAAACGGAGCGGTTCCGTCGCTGGTGTCGAGCAGCGCGGCGATAGTACGGCCGGCGTCGGTCGGTGCGATGTCCGCGATGAACCTGGCCCGTCCGGACTCGTCAAGCGACATAGACGTGACCCGGCCGACGATGCGGGTCGAGTCGTCCTCGGCGCCGTGGTGGGTCAGCTGGGTGATGACGTGGCCAGCGATCGGCTCGTCCCGGTCGACCAGAGGGATCGTGTTGCCCGATTCGAGCCTGTCCTGCGCGCGGGCGACCATCCCTGCAATCAACTGCTTGGTGTAGAGCCGACCGTTCTTTGACACGCCTGGTGCGAGCGCGACACCGCCGACGGTCGCGATAGCTCTAGCCACGGCTGCCCCTTTCACGGATGCGGGTCTTCATGTCGCGAGCCTCGGCCGCGTTCGCCGGGCGTGGGCTGCGGGCCGGGGCGGGGCGGCTGCTCGCGACCGCCTTGGCGACCGCGGCACGGACTTCGGGGAACTCGAGCACGGCGAGGAGCGCCTCGGCGAACGCGGCCAGGTCGGCGGCGGACTGGGGCCGCGCCGCTGCCTCGCGGGCGCGGCGAGGCAGGCTCAACGCCCCCACAGCGAGATGTCCACGGCGCCGAACACAGGCGTCGTACCGGAGACGGCCCATGCGACCTGGCCCCAGGCGGGAAACACCAGGTATGTGCCGGCGGACGCACCGTGCCGCCCGGCCGCGATCTGCTGCCGTCCGGCCGCCCCGGCGGCGGTCAGGGCGGGTACCGACACGAGCGACGAGTACAGGTTCCCCTGGTCGTCGAACGCGCCGAGCGAGACGGTCAGCGACGGCGTGCCGCCCGATACGGTGGCGGCCTGCACGGTTAGCCACACGTCGTCGACGTGCCGCAGGTCGACCGGCGTCAGGGCGTTCGGAGTCCACGGCGGCGGGCCGGGCTGCTGGTAGGCACCGGAGTTCCCTGCCGCGTTGATGGTCGTGCCGAGGTTCGACCCGGCCAGCGACCAGAGGAGCCGTACGGGGTGGTCAGACATCACGCCTCCTAAGCGGCGATCAGGTAGGCGGCGAGCGCCTTGAACGGGAGCGGGTCTGACGGGGTGAGGACGCATCGGCAGCGGGGGTGCAGGCCGGGTATCGGGCAGTCACCGACCGGGTAAGGGCTGTTCGCCTCGGCTTCCAGGCACCGGTCGCACACCCGCTCGTCGCCGGCGGTGACGAAGTACGCCTGGTCGGTGCCTTCGGAGGCGTACAGGTCGAGGGATGCCTGCGACATGGCCTGCGACATGGCCTGGTTGATGAACAGCGACACGGCCCGGTAGGCGGGCGTTTCGCCTTCGGCTTCGATCGCGGCGGTTACCTCGGCGATGATCTCCGACCGGGTGGCGCCTTCCTCGAACAGGCGTGCGAGGAGCAGGCCGATGTCGCGGGCTGCGCCGCGGATCATCGCCTGCACCCACGCCTGGGTCATGAGCGGCAGGTCGGCCATGTGCGCGAGCTGGTCGTAGATCGACTGGTAGGCGAGGTCGAACGAGAACGTCTGCGCAGCCTGGGCGGTTTCGGCGACGAGGCCGTGTTCCTCGGCTGCGAGCGCGAGCGCCCCGGCGCGGCCTTCGGCCATCGCCGCCCGGAGAGCGTCTTCGACGGCGGCCTGGAGGTCGTTGTGCCGGTCGTGGGCGTAAGCGCCGGCGAGCAGCGACCCGGCTGCGGTGCCGGTGACCGACCGCAGGTAGTCCCGCTGGTCCGGGGTCGGCTTGCCGGTGCCGAGTTCGGCGAGGAGCCGGTCAACGACCGGGCCGGGGTGCAGCTCCTTCGCGATGACGTTCCACGCCTTGACGACCCGGCCGACGTGGTCGTCGGTGAGTGCCTGCCTGCGGTCGAAG